ATCAATACCCATGGTCGAGTACCATTTGTTGGGCTTGTTGATTCATAAACGTACTGTGAAGTTGTAGCTTGATCCGATGAAGCATATCGCCATTTAAACCATCCATTATTATTTGCGTCACCTATCCAGTTTCGACTGGGTTTTGTTGGATCAAATGGGGCTTGATTGCCAGTTAAATCATCAATCCCACTGCACGAATCTAAGATCCCAACCTTGGCAAATTTTGCATAATTGGTGTTATAAGCAGGATCTAAACTATTATCTACCCTTAGAAAAAAAGGATTTGCTGTTCTATCTTTTGCGCTATAGACCGCCTTTTGTGTGCCTGAAAATGCCTTAGTCCATCCCAAAGATGCTAATTTGCAAGAGATCGTACCTGTAGCAATCGTATCGGGTGAATTAATGACAAATTCAATCGTATTAGAGGTCACACCTAAAACCTTATGTTCGCCATTAAATATGGCTTGTTCCGCATTGGAAATCTCAACGACTTGGAATTGTTGTAGGTTATGACTTGTACCAAAAGTTGCCGTTGCTACTCCATCTTTTACAACCAGTGTTGAAACCAATTGAGAGCCCATGCCTGTGACCAGACAAGCATCGAGCACATCGATCATACATCCCCATGAATTTGAGAGCTGAGGGGCGTTTGTATTTCCAAAACTAAACCACTTAATATCTGTATTCGACATTTCTTTTACTCATAAAAAAACCGCTTTAGGCGGTTATTATTAATTAATAGGATTTATAAAATTCGGTCTATATCACCACGTAGCATGATTTGAAATTGATCTGTAAGCTCAGTGGGTTCAGACTGTTTTACCGTACGAATTACCCAAACTGGATGCATTGCTGCATGGGTATCAAAAAAGATTACATTACCATTCGCCCAACCAGTTCCCCATCCTTCTTTTTTAATCTTGAAGTAAGGTACACCTGTAACCGGGTTAATCGGTGCATTGTCGCTGTTGATGTTGCCTGTTCCGATTTGACCTGAATACTGGCCAATAATTCTAAAGTTTGTATTATCTGTGAAAACGAGAGCCCAACGTTCTTGAATTGCACCCTTATTGGTCATCACTATTGGATAAAGCGCATCGTTATAACGTGCTGAAATAGGTGCGCCTGTCGGCTCATCAACCCATACATTGCTCCACGTACCTTGTGAGAACATATTTGAATATCGTGCATACATATCACCTACAACCAATGCAGATCCCACAATTGTATTTTCAGCTTCATAATTGTGTGTTAAAGGTTTGGTAAACGTGACCTGTCCACTGATTTGAACATCACGAATTAACCCCATATCCTGATAACGATATTCAATGCTTAACGGTGGAATCAAAGCATTGATGGCGAAATCCCCATTTAACGTGACCTCTCCGTAATCGTAGTCAACAACATACATATCGAAGGGAACTTTCACGCCTTTACTGTCTTGAAGCTCACACCAGGAAATACGCTTATCAACTAAAAGATAGGTTTTGCCTGCAATATGATCAGGCATCACCATAGATTTGGCTGCACTGACAATACCAATATCACCAACACGGAAGATAGGAACACGGCCATTCGGCGGTAAGCGTGTAGCAGATAGCCCCAAAATCGAAGCATCAAGCGGAATATAAGTATAAGCCACGGCATTATATTTAACCGAGTCAGGAACAACCCACACAGGCACATTAATGTACTTTTTGTTCAGCTCTTCATATTCTAAAAGTACGTCATACCAGTCTTTTGCTTCAATTTCTGGTCTATTTGCTTCAGTAATTTCGGTTTTGGTATAAAAATCAATATCTACAAAACCAGTTTCATAATTCACTGAACCATGCGCTTTTGCTGTATCCACTTTGCCCAGTTCATCAAACTGGATGGTTAAAGCACCAAATTCAACCGTACTTAATACCACTGTTACTGACGATGGACGAATGGGAATGACAGGAATTCTAAAACTGATATGGTTTAATTCGATTGCATCAGTAGTCGTGGTCAATGATTGTAATGAAATAGTATTGCTGCTAGATGGCGTCCACGAATCAATTTCAATCTCACCCGTTCCATAATTCACCGATCCCGAACTGATACCAATATTTGTTTTGCTGTTTATGTTTCTGAACATCACGCCATTTCGATCCACATAAACATCTTCACCCAGTTTAAAACGCACTGAATTGGTCAATACCTGTTCGCTATACTGAGGCGTTAAATCAACTTTCAGCTTATCAGCAATAATTTGTTTTTCGTTAGGATTTAATTCTGGTGAATCTCGATACTTAATCATAATATTGGTCGGATAATATGATTTTAAGAGCTTTTTTTCCGACTGAATAGATTCTGTTTGTGGAGAATAGTAGCCCATTATTTGCTCCATGACTCAAAGACTTGATAGGTTTTTTGATATATCAATACTTCTAAAAATGGCTTAATTAGTACAGCACCAGTTATATAGTTGATGGTCCCGTGGGTGTTGCCTAACTTGTCATTCAAATTTCCCGTTGTGTCATTAATTTTTGAATCGGTTAAAACCAATTCTCCCCAATGCTGATTAAGTTGATCCTGTAGCTCCATTTTTAACTCAATACTGCCTGCTTGAAGCGCATTGCCCGTTCCTACATTAAAACTTAACTCCTGACCCGTTGATGGCGAAGTGATTAAGCTTTGATTTAGAGGGAAACCACTGTTGTAATTGATGGTAAACACTGTACCTTTTTGTGGTAACTGATTTGGAATGAATCTTCCCACGCCAGTAGCATAATTAATCTGTCCGTTGGCATCGCCTGTAAACTTGCCTTGCGCATTACTGGTCGCAACTTTTTCAACACCCTCAAGTTTCCATTTCACCATTACACTATTTGCAGCAACAGCCTCACCGAGTTGAAGCTCAAAACTTGGGCTCTCAAGGGTTAAGTTTGAGCGTACAAAAGTTGAAATCGGTGTACACCACAACACCAGGATATTACTCCCCACATCCGCGAGTTCACCCGTAGTCAGTAACCATGATCCTGTTTCATAATTAATTGAGCCAGATCCAATAGACGTTGCACCTGCCTTAAGCTGTCCAGATCCATCATCTTTAAGTTCATAGAACTTACCTTTCACCATGAAAGATACAGAAACGCTACCCGGTGCAGGCGGGGGAACTAATACACCCGTCCAGTTTGAACCCAGATTGGCTTGAGTGACCTTGATAGACTGGCTCTGTGTATTTTGAGTTGGTGCGGAAGCAGGTTTAAAAGATACATTTAAATTCAATGATCCTGTACCTGCTGCACTGGTCCATTGAATTAAGCCTTTTTGATAATCAATTGTCCCGACTTGTGTACCTGAGGTTGTTTTGAGTAAGCCAGCTATATCACTTACTTGAAGATTAAATAAAGTGAAGCTTACACTTGATGGCATGATGCTTGAGCCCAAATAAAGATTTTGAGCTTCAGCAACATAGGTTGGATAACTCGCTGTAACTACCCCATCATTACCAGAAACCAATGCAACTTTTTCACCTGCAGCATTTACATCAATTATTGCCGTTTCGCTTTGAGCACTTGGGATAATCTGAGTGAAAACATCTTGAACATTGACTGTAAACTCACCCACTTGAATTTTTTCAGTGGCTTTGGTCGAAGAATAGTATTTACCAGTGTCCGCAACCAGTGTTTCACGGATAATCGTTGTTGACTTTTCACCAGCGTACCAACTTTTTGCAGACAAGCCTACAAAGTCAGTTTCAAGCGGATCACTAATACTATAAGTCGCAATCTTATATTCGATTTCTTTTAACTCGATGACAATCTTTGAAATACGAGTTTCAACTTTTAAAATACGAACATATTGCTCATGACTATTTACTTTGCCCTCATTTGAAACCAATACAATCGCATCACCGACATTACTTTCAGTTTCAGTGGTAAACATACAGACTTGAATCTGTTTCATGCCCTGCCAAAGCGTATCAAGTGGTGTACCTGCGATTTGCCCACCTTTAGCTAGATATGACTCAACTCTGTTTTGCGCTGATTTTCGCTCATCCGTATAACTTCCTGTGCTGAATAGCAAAGCAGATACTGCAGGATCCTTGGGTGTTTCAGAAATAAAAACTGTAGAGCCCATTAATAGATCCGTATCATTTGTCGATACAGCAGGAAAAACTTTGCGCATCGATACGTCACCCAGGGTACGGTCCAATTCTGAGACATCATTGAAGAGGTTATTACTCTGACCATCTATAATGACTTGGCCAGAGTATTTACCGCCCCCGTTATCTGTATCGGTTAAACGTTCCGACTTATAAATTACAATGTCTTTGGGTTCAATCATCGTTTAGCTCCAAAAATCGCATTGTGACGTTGTAATAATCATCTTCAGATACTGCAGGAATCCCCTTTACTGGCTTGGCTTCAATTGCCCCTGCTTCATGATTGAATATAACTTTGAATTTTCGCTTATCATGTTGATAATCAAACTCAAGATATAAATGCTCTTGAAGTGCTGACCAGTCCATAATCTTGCTAAGTTCACGGCGTTTCACCCAACCCATACTTGCCTCTGAAGGGATTAAAGTTATCAGACGACCCGCCTTTTTCTTACCCTCTTGAACAATCAAAGCGCCATCAATAGCTCTATCTTGTTTTTGCTCAATAGGATTCCAATCAAATTCGTCAGACCATAAAAAACCGTTCTCTAAAAGAACGGTTTGATTTGTCGCTTTTCGTATTAATTTCATGTATTAGCTACTCTTATTAATGGTTTCAAGTTGCTTCAAAAGATCATTAAACATTGCTTCTTGACTTGCATCACCAGATAAGCTCAATGATTTACCATTAAAGTTGATGTTGTATTGAACGGTTTTACCTGAAGCATTCGCACCACTACTATCCATCAATGCTTTCGTAGCATCATTGTTTGAGTACACCTTAGGAGCTAAAGATTGAATTGAGGATTGAGCATTACCATCACTATATTTTTGAAGTGTCTGTTCGATATATCTTGAACCGTCATAGCCTGCTAATCCTTTTTTTCTTAGCTCTTGATACAACATGCTTGAGATATCTGTTAGTCCACCAAGGCTTCGATTCTTTTGCAAACCGTCTTGATCTTTTGCGAGTGCGGTACCAAAAATATTTTGAGCTATTGACTCAGCTTGAGCATCGTCATAACCCATTTTTTTAAGCTCATCCCGGACATAACTCTTCGTATAGGATGTACTTGAAACAGCATTGGATTTTTTGGATTTTTCTTCTTTCGTTTTGGCTTCTGCCTCAGATTTTGCACTTAAAGCCTCATTCCATGCATCAATTGAATTTTGAGCCTCTTCTCTTGCAACCGCACCCATTTCACGATAGGCACTTGTTACACCGCTTGAAACAGTTGAAGCATGAGACGAAGCAGCTTTATTCATTTCATCATAAGACTGTACAACTGCCTTTCCTGTATCATCAATTTGAACAGATAAACCAAGTGATGCAGCTTTTGCTTGAGTATTAGCAATTACAGCTTGATCACCGGAAGCAATCGCTGCTTGAATAGTTCTTTCATAAGCTTGTCTTAAACTTTCAGCCGTGGCTTGGCCACTACTTTGAATGGTATTAAAATCTGCCAAAGCTGATTGGGCTGCAAGCTTTAACTGCTCTTTAGTTTTAATCCCCAGACGTTCAAATGCTTGCTCAACAGGATTAAGATCACCTGGTAATTTCTGAACAACTTGTCGGATGGCTTGCATTCCCATTGCGACCTGTTCAGTAGATAGCTTTCCTTGTACACCAAATTCTTGAAGTTTTGATTTTGCATAATCAATTTCAGTTTGTGACTTTGCTGTTTCTAACCATTTTACCCACGCTTGATATGTGACTTCGCCAGCTTGCTTGCCCTGAACACCCAAAGCTGTGAGATTTTTTGAGAAGTTAACAACATTTACTTCCCCAGCTTTAAACTTTTCTGAAATTCTACTCAATAGAATATCTAAATCTAGATCTAGAGCAGTAGCTGCTTTCCTTGCAACATCAGCGGAAGATTTCAAACCTGATGCAACCTCGGCTGATCGCGATTTTCGAGCTATATTTAATTCTTCTTCCTTTGTGTTTATAGCTGCCAATGCATCTTGCGCAGATTTTAAAGCATTTAAATCCCCAGTTTTTCTAGCTTCTTCAAATTGCTTTGTTAAGCTAATTCTTTCGGCAGCACTACTCTTAACAAAAGTTTGATAATCCTCCTCTGCTTTAATTGATTGTTTCTTGGCTAACTCGATAGCTTTTACATTATCTTCAGTTGCCTTTTTTGCCTCGAGCATTGATGTAACTACAACCTTACCTGATGCCTCTAAAGTCACCATGTAACCTTTACTAATTAAATCAGCTTGCAATACACCATCC